ATGCTCGTCTTGCTGCTTGGCCTCGGCCAAGGAATAAATTTTCCCGTCCCGCCGGACGCAATCCTCATCCGTATCCAGCGTAAGCCGAGCATCCAGGGCCTGAACCTGCTTGACCCCGGCGGCCTCGGCGGCCAACAGGGTGGCCGCGTTGTAGATGTCGCGGACCTCGGTGCGGATGAGCCGATCCGTCTTCCACTGGGGGAAGTCGTCGAAATGAGAGCGGGCCAACTCGGCCAATTCCTGGCGATCGGTGATGCCTTCGGAAATTCTCGCGGCGACGAAATCCTGCACCTCGGAATGGGTGGTCTCGGCGATCTTGGTGGCCACCTGGTCAAGATGCTGGTCGAGGAAGGCCTGAATTTCATCGTCGTTCACTGAAGTTGCTGAAGAAAGATTCGCCTTGCGCAATTCCAGCCGCGAGGCCCGCTTGGCGATCAGCCGCATGGTGTCGTTGGCGCCCCTGAGGGCGTCAGCCAGCCTGCTGGTCTTCCATCGGGCCAGCAGGCGCTTGGCCGACTCCACCGGCGAGGCCATCTCGACGCGGATCTCGCCCTCGTTGTCCCCCTCAGAACTCTGAACGCTCGACTCCTCGTCGATGGCGATGATGGCTTCCTGGTATTCCTGCTGGTAGAGCTTGCGAAATTGGCGCCACAGGGTCCGAGAATGCCCCTTGATGGCGTTGTCGGCGTAATGCGGCGAGTCGGGCAACGAGTCGATGAATTTGTTGCCGGACTCGGCCAACTGGACGGTGATGTTCTCGCGCGGCTGGTAGTAGGAGAACCCGGAGGTGGTCCCTCCGGCCGTGGCCGCACCCGCAGGAGGCGCCTGGGTCACTCCCACTGTCCCTCCGGGGCCTCCCTGGCCGACCACCTCGGGCGCCAGCGCAGCCTGGGCGGCGGTGGCAAGCTGCTGCTCGCGCCTCTGTTGCTCGGCGATCGAGGCGATCGGCATTCCGGCGTCCTGAAGAACCTTGCGCAGATCGGTCAGCTTGAGGATTTCCTGCATGCCCAAGTCCTGCTGGCCGACAAGCTGGATGATCTGCTTGATGAAATCGATGTCCTCGTCGGCGAAGCCCTGCATGATGAATTCGGCGCCGCCGCCCCCGGTGATGAACTCGGGGTAATTCACCGCGAGCCACTGGGGGATGATCCAGCGGTTGATCGTCTCAACAAGCTGAGCCGCGAGGACGGCCTGGGACTCTACGAAGGAGTCCCCAAGTTCATGGGCCACGTTCCGGGACGATGTTCCGCCCTTTCCTTCGAGGAACGCCTGCTCGGGAATCCACAGGGAACGGAGCTTTTGCACATCGAGGTAATCAAAGGAAGCATCGAAGGGCTGGAAATCGGTGGCGTCAGACGTGAACTCCATTTCCCACTGGCGCAAAGTTCCACGGCCGTTGTTGTCCTCGTAGACCTCGGAGGGCAACGCGATGACGCCGCCGGAACGCATGCGCTCGCCCATCTGGATGGCGTATTCGGCGTAATTCAGGCGCTCGCCGGTGGCCTCGTCGATGAATTCCCCGTCCGGGTGATAAATCAGCACGGACGGATCCCCGCGCTTCTCGAAGGCCCGGTCGGCGATGGCCCAGCGGAACCAGTACGACCACCAGTACCGATACGCGTAACCCATCCGGGGGTAGCCGAACATGGAACCGAAATTCGCGTCGCGCTCGTTGGTCACCCACAGCGCGTGAGCGAGATCGATCTTGAAGGCTTGGTTTTTCCCGCCCGCCGTGACGCCGGGAACGAGAGAGCCGTCGTAGTCGATCCCATTGAAGGATCCGTCCCCGGCCCAGATCGGCTCTACCGCCTCCGGAGCCAGCGCGACGAAGGGCTTCCAGGCGATCGGGTCGATCCCTCCGGCCGACCAGATCGGCTGCTCGGTCTGCTCGCCCGTATCCGGGTCCTGTTGGATGAAGGTGCCCGTAGGAGTGCGGAACTCGAACCGCTTGGCGATGGCCTGAAAGCCGAAGTCCAGGCTGTTCATCCAGCAAAAAACGAGCGAGGCATAAATTCTGCGCAAATCGTGATCGAGGTGAGCGGCAATTTGCGCGTTGGGGCCGTTGGAGTCCTTGGCGTTGATGTACCACGAGGCCCGGACGTGCGGCGTCTTGATGAACGACAGCCCGAATCCGAGCATGGGGTCGCGGCGCATGGCCCGTAATTTCGAAACCGGGATGTGCTCGACCTCGAACGGATCGCCAAGCTGATCGGCGGCCTGGCGCCAATTCTGGAAGATGGCCGACTGCTGCGAGGACGGCGCCTGTTCGCGCGCCCCCACGGCGGATCGGATCTTGGCGGCCTCCTCCGGCGTGACATCGCCGATAGGGGCCTGACCATTTTGCGCCGTGGTTTTGGTGATTTTGACGGGCGGCATCTGACCGGGACTACCTGGTGATCGGTGCTCCTAGGCTCTTGCGCCAGCGATCGTATTCGCTCTCGCGCCCCCGAAATCCTATCGGTCCGGGCGCCGGTCTGCTGACTCTGACCGAGGCGCGTGGGATCGACTTCGACTTCGGGAGGTTCTCCGAGAGCCTCAACGCCTTGCCTCGGACGCTCTTCAGATTCGAGCACAGATAGCGCAATCCGGACATGCAGTGGTTGAACTTGTCGATCTGCTGGCCCGTCTCGGGCTTGCGCCGCCACTGCTTGATCTCCTTGCAGAACATCTCGCAGCGATCCCCGGCCACGGCGAAGAGATCGTGCTCGAAAAATTCCCGCACGTCCTTGATGTGCTCCTCAAACTCGCGCGTGGTGTGCCACGAGCAGCGCAGGCCCATCTTCTTCCAGTCCTTGCGGGCCGCCTTGCCTTGCGGGTCGGCGTAGCGCTCGTAGATCTCAAAACGCGAGGACGTGGGCACGCCCTGGTTGCGAAGCTCGACCTGCCACGCGCGCTCGCGCTCCTTGACCAGTTCGCCCAACTCGGAGTTGCCGATCTCGGCCGTGTAGATCTCGTCGAAGCACACCAGCGTGCCCTCTTTGAGCCGCTTGAGCACGGTTTTGTCGTGATCGGGCTGGACCCAGCACTCCACTTCGACCTCGAAGGCCAGTAGCTGGTACCAGTTGACCGCGTGAGGGTTGGTGCCGCCCCAGTCCACCACCTGGAAGAGCGGACCGTTCCCGGGATCGGGCAGAAAATTCCTGATGCAGTGTTTTTCCTCGCGGAAGGACGGGATGTAATGCCACGTCATCTCGGGCTTGTCGCATAGCTGCTGGACCTCGAAGGTCTCGCGGCTGTTCTCGGTGAACTGCTTGGCCACATCGCCGAAGGGCTGCCAGCCGCCGGAACGGGCGAAATCGCCACCGCAGATGTCCTTGAGCAGGCGCGGCGAGCCGTCCTCCCACTCGCCCTTGCGGATCTTGTGGCACGGGCAGTGGATGGCCTCGGGCAGATTGGGGTTGGCGATCTGGCAGTTCTTGACCTGGGCCGCCGTCTCCTTGATGCACCACTTGTAGAGCCGTCTGGGCGGCTTGTAGCCCTTCTTGATCGCGTCGTCGATCTCGTCGATCAACTCCTGCATGCGGCCCGTAGGCCCCTTGCGGGTGGACGTGGCGATGTCCTGGGGCTTGATCACGCCGCCGTCCGCCATGCGCCCGGAGATCGTCATGTTGCGCGACTCGTCCCACGTCGCATCGTCCATCAACTCGATCTCGTCGGCGTGGGCCTTCTGGGGGTGCGGGCCGTTGACCGCCTGCTTGGTCCCGGGGAGGATGAAGACCTGCGAGCCGTTGCGGAAGTTGGTCTCGCGCATCAGGGAATTTCGAAGTTCGGACCGCAGATTCCCGTCCCTGTCGAACATCCAGCCCTTGAGGTGCGCATAGGCCCGTAACGACTGAGCCTCAGTAGCTCCGAAGGTGCAGGACTCGCAGCCAGGCTTGAACTTGGAATTCAGCCAGTGCAGGACGGCGACCAGGAACGTCTTGGAGCCGCCTCGATTGGCCATGAGGAGGGCGGCTTCGGCGATCTCAAAAAACAGATCCGCTAAAAAATCGAACGGAGCGTCGTGGTCTTCGCACACCGCCGTCCGGGGGATGTCGAGCCCCATCTCGGACTTCAGCCAGGCGTGAAGCTCGCGCGGATTCTGCGGCCCGTGGATGTCAAGCTGGCGCTCTAGCTGCTGGTGGTGGTCGAGAAGCTCGCGAAGCTCCTCGTCCGACATGGTGTCGAGCACGCTCGGCAGGTCAGGCGGCGGCATCTTCCTCCTCTACCACCGTGGCCTCGACGATGCCGGATTCCTGCTCGATCAGGCGCTCCTGGATGATCCGGGCGGCGGGACCTCTGGAGAGCCGCTCGGTCAACGAGGCGATCAACTCCTCCCGGCCCAGATCCTGATCGGTGCGCTCCTCCTGCAAGGAGACGCGGGCCTCCTCGCGCTCGATCTCGGTCCACAGCTTGGCCGCCTGAAGACGGGTGCCGATCGGCTGGCGCTCGTCCACGCCGTCTTTGAAAACCGCGATCAGCGCCTTGGCGTTTTGCTCCTCTTGGGCGGCCTCGGCGATGCGCTTGGCGGCGCGGTCCTTGCGGGGTCGTCCACCCATGCGGCCGAAGTGCGCGCCCCCGAATTTTCCTTCGGCGTGACGTTGCCGGGCTAGCTCAGCGAGCTTCTCCCGACCCTCCTCGCTGATGTGGCCCCTCTTGCTCCCGGACATGCCGGAAGGATAAACGGCTCATTCGTCGAGGGGATAGAGCACGTAGACAAGGTGTTCCTCTCCGGCGGCGGTCATCATCCGATCCACCGTGTCGAGACCGACCTTGCCCGAAGTACGGGCATCGGAAATTCTGCGCGAGGCGACCCCCGATTCCCGGGCCAATCGCTCAAGCCCGAAGTCCATCGTTTCGAGCCAGCGTGTAAGCCAGCGCAAGAAGGGATTTGCGTCGAGCATGACGACATAGCGGCCCACCGGCCGCTGAGGAGCCAGGCGCTTGAACGGACGCGGCGCGATTCCCGCTTGGCGTCGCATGGCCTCGGCGTAGATGCGATGGTATTCGCGCTGGTCCTCGATCTGCTCGGGAGTGCGATTGGCGTAGCGCTCGCGCTGATGCGCCCGGTAGATCTCGCGCTCTCTCTCGGTCTGAGGGGCATAGCCGTGGGCATCGGTGGGAATGCCCAGCTTGTTCGGTCTGCGGGCCTCGTAGGGCCTCCCACGGACCTCCTCGCCCTTGATGATGCGCTGGCGAACGCGCTGGCAGCACGAGCACCACGACTGAAGTCGTTTGGGGGTGCCATCATCATCGCGCTCGGCCACGTAGAAATACGCAGCCGGTAGCCACCTCGGCCCACGATGGTATGGCGCCGTACAGAGTCGTCTAGGCGGTATCACCGGGATATGGTCTGAGGACGATGACCGTCTCCGGCCAATCGCCCCAACGTCGCTCCACTACTGCCTTGGCAATCCTAACGTCATCGTGGTAGGCCCGGGTGTTCAATGCGTCGAACACCAATTTCGCGGCATTGTCGAGGTCGGGCTTCTTTTTTCGAGGAACAGGATTATCCAGTCCCTCCTTGGACAGCGATCCATCGGCCTTGAAGTGGCTCTTGGGGCGCTCCACCGAGATGATGATCGCGATCTCGATGGCGGTGTCGTCCTCGATGCGCGGCTCGCCTGCCTCGCGCCACACCGCGCGCACGTCGTTCTCGTTGATGATGTTGGCGGCGGGAGTGTAGGCCCGCCCTAGAAACGCGTTGAAGCGGGGCCGCTGCTTGGTCGAAGACTGACCGGCGATGCGAAGCACGATCTCGCTATTTCCGGCCACGCTCCCACTCCTGATGCCGCATCGTTTCGAGGCGACTCAGGGCGTCAACATAGCGTTGGTAGGCATCACGCTCGGAGCGGTAGAAATGCGCGAACTGCTCGTGCTTGCGGTGACGCCGCTTCCACGTCTTGACGTTCTCGTCCTGGGAGACCTCGGCTTCGAGGATGGTCATCGTCTTCTGCTTGCCGTGCTCGTCGTACTTGTCGAACTGCACGAGCAGCGCGTTGGTCAACTCCGACACGGCCTCCTTGCACTTCATCGCCATCTGCTCCTGGCGCGTGAGGAGGTAATTCGTCCGGTAGGCGTATCCGGCGAAGGCCATGTAAAGCTGCTGTAGATCCTGGGCCGAGATCGAGGTCAGATCCTCGGGGAATTTCGGCTTGTCCTCCGGGAGCTTGGGCGGGATGTGCATGTTCTCGCGCTTGATTTCAGCGTCGATCGAATTCATCAGGTCGTCGTAGACCCGATCGCCCTTATCTTCCTCGGGGGCCTCCTCGCGAGCCTGCTCTTCGCGCTCGACCCGTTCCTGGCGCCGCTGCTCCTTCTGCTCCTTGCGCGTCGGCGGCTTGGGTGCCTCTTCTTCCGCCTCTGCCTCGGGAGTTTCCTCGGGCTCAGCCTCGGCCTCGACTTCGACCTCGGCCTCGGGCTCAGCTTCAGCTTCGGGCTCGGGAATTTCCTCGGGCTCCGGCTTTTCCTCGGGCTTTCCGCCCTTGAGCCGCTCGGCGTATTCGCTGAGCCGATCGAGAATGCGCTTACGCCTCTTGTGCGCCGTCTCGAACGCCCACACATGGGCCAGAAGCTCGGCCGGATTTTCGTCGGTCTCCATGCCGACTTCGAGCGCCTCGTAAATCGAGCGCAGCTTCTCGGTGTTGTAGCCGTCCCACGGCTCGACCTCAGCCAGTTCCGGATCGGGTTGGGG